TGCTGAAGCAAGAGCTCATGTCTCTGTAACAGACGCTGGTGGTGATGGAAGCCTTGCTTATGCTCCTGGAACTGGTATATTTACTTATACTGGCCCTTCAGCTGCTGAAGTTAGAGCTCATGTCTCTGTAACAGACGCTGGTGGTGATGGAAGCCTTGCTTATGCTCCTGGAACTGGTGTATTTACTTACACAGGACCTTCAGCTGCTGAAGTTAGAGCTCACGTTAGTGCTGGAACTGGTGTTGCAGTTAGTAATGGTCAATTTTCAATCGGTCAGGCAGTAGCTACTAGTGATAGTGTTACTTTCCAAACCGGTTCTTTCCAAGGTGATGTTGTTATTACTGGTGATCTTACTGTTAATGGTGATACTGTTACTCTTAATACAACTGAATTAGAAGTTGAAGATAGCAAAATTAGAATCGGTAAAAATGCTGTAAACCTTGCCGGCTCAACTGGTTATGGTTTTGAAATCGGTAATAATTACGCATCTCTTGTCGTTGGTAATGGCTCTGATGTCAACACTGCTTTCGTTTCCTCATTGGAAATTAAAGCATCTAGATTTATTGGTGATATGGAAGGTTCATTAGCAGAGTCCGTTCAAACAATCAGTGCCGATGCGACTTTAGATCTTGATAACGGAACTATTGTTCTTATTAACGCAGCCGGTGGAGACGTTACTCTTACCTTACCTGCTTCCGCCGGAAAATCTGGAAAAGTCATTAAGATTAAAAGAATAGATTCAGCAACAGCTAACTCTGTTACTTTAGATGGTAATGCAAGTGAGACTATGGATGGAGCTGCTACTGTTGCTCTAGACTCAGCCTTCGCAGGTTTAAGTTTAATTTCTAATGGCGCCAACTGGTTCATTCTGTAATTTATTACAACAAGATTATTATCTTATGTTCTCAAAAGAAGGTCGGGCGAAAGCTCGACCTTTTTCTATTTATTGTTAAAGGAGAAGAAATATGGCTTATAAGTTTTCAAAAGGTGATCGAGGTCTTGGAGATATCAAATTCGAAGACGATTCAGATACAGGGATTGATTTTGATCAAGATCAAATAGACTTCCAAACCAGCGGATCAACAAGGATGCAGATACACAATGCAGGCGTTGATGTCCAAGGAGACCTGTCAGTTGCTGATGTTTTTTTAATAGGACAAGATGGAAAAGTAAACCAAGGCTCTAGCGATGCACCAGTAAACTCTTATGTTTTACGACACAATGCAACCGATGGTAATAATGGAATGATGATTATGAACAATTCAACATCAATCTCAACAGATAACTTGCTAGGAGGGATTGGTTTTGATTCTAATGATGGAAACGAACCAAGTTCAATATTAGAAGCATCAGTTTATATCGCAGGATATGCAGCAGAAGCACATGGCGCTTTTGACAAAGGTGGTTATTTGGTTCTAGGTGTTTCTCAAATTAACGATAATGATGACACAATCTCAACAGAAATTCTTAGGATGGAGCAAGGTTCAATCACAACAACAGTCCCTATCCACATCAGCGGCTCTCAGACAGAAGGTTTAAGAATAGGAAAAACCGCAAGTGGTTTTAGTGAAATACAATTTGAAACTGAAGGTGTAGATACAGCATTCATACAAGTTGATTCTTCCGAAGGAATGATTATCGGATGTCAGTCCCTCAACGATGAAATTTCTTTTCAAACTACGGGTACCGATGGCACTCTTGAAAGAATGAGAATAGAGTCAAGTGGAGACATTGGGATTAGTGTGTCAAATGCCCTTTATCGACTTGATGTCCATGATAACACTACAAGTTTCGTGGTTAATTTTCAACAAGAGTCCAACGTTGCCGGAGCAGACATGATGCGTATGGACTTTTCAGACGAAAGTAATCCAAGCGGTCAAATCATATATGTGCTTGATAAAGATAATGATCGTATATATCAAGTTGTTGGAAACGGTGCAGGCGGATCAACCGTGAATACATCTTTTACAGCAGGGCATGATACAGTTATACCTCAAGGAACAAACGTTATTCCCGGTATGATTGTTGAGAGTACTGGTGTTGTTTGGTATAAACCTACAGACATTACTTCAGAAACAGCGTTGCCAAAATGCAGACTTGCATCTTCAGACGGATCTAAAACAGTGTTTGGTGTTGTAGGAGGGTTCCCAGCTCCTGATACACCAAAAGAAGAAGATTTGCCTTACGTACGAAATGGCTATGTGATAGCTCCGGCATTTCCTGCATACGGAAGAGCAGCAGGAGTAGCCTCAGACGAATGGCAAATTAATACCATGTCCATAGGAGAAGGAGTTATCTGGGTTTCTGATATAAATGGTAACATAGAGAATGGAGATTTTATAGAAAGCTCTTCTATTGCGGGCTACGGACGAAAACAAGACGATGATATCATGAGGTCAAAGACTGTAGCAAAATGTACAGAGACCGTAGATTGGTCTTCAATAACGGATACTGTATCCTATGGAAACCAAGAGTATAAGGTAAAATTAATGAGCTGTACTTTCCATTGTGGGTAAGTAACAGCATCATATATAGGCGAAGAAAAAAAGAGTCTCTAGTTTAAAACACAGGCACTAATAGTCTCTCTTGACAATAGAATGTCCTTTTCTGTTTGTAATCACTATTTATTGTTGATAAACGTTTATTAGGAGATGTATTAATGTCATCAATGTTAGAACAAGCAATTGTCGACGCTCAGGCGTTGCGCGAAGCAGCACTCAAGAATGCTGAACAATCTGTAATTGAAAAGTATGCCCCCGAGATTAAGGCTGCTGTCGAGTCCCTCTTAGAAGGAGACAATAAGCAAGAAGTAATTAAAGAAGAGTATAATATCCCATATGCTTCCGACCCTGTCGATGAAGAGCAAAATGTGGAAATGGTTGTTGAATATGAATTCAATCCCGAAGACTTTAGCTTGGATTTAAATTCGCTTCAAGAAGCCCCAGAACAAGCCCCTGAAGAGTCTGCAATGGATATAGGTATAGACACCCCTGCTGCAACTGAAGAAGCTCCTCCTGCGGCAGATGCTGGCGGTTTAGAAGATCTTTTATCAGAGTCTGATCTCTCTGAAGATAATGACCTTGTAAGTGAAATACTTGCAATTCTCGGAGAGTCAGATGAAGAAGAGGTTATTGATGAAGGTTTAACCGTTGATGTTGGAGCCGAGAAGCATGGTTGGGTAACAACCGACGATGCAACCAGAAAATACGATCAAGAATTAGAATTGGCTAAGCGCCAATCAGATGAATATAAAAATAATGCCGAACAATTGACCGGAGAGCTAGAAGGCTTAAAGTCAACATTGGTAACTTATCAAACAAATCAAGACAAGCTTCATGGTGTTATAACAGACATGAAAGACAAGCTTGAAGAAGCATTGATTAGCAATGCCCGTTTACTATATACAAATAAAGTTTTAAGCGATGCCTCCTTGAATGAGCGACAAAAGTCAAAACTTGTCGAAGTCATCGCTAAGGCAGAAACAATAAAGGAAGCAAAGTCTTTGTACGAGACCCTTAAAGAAGCTACAGTGGGAGCAACCAAAAAGTCTCCACAATCACTTAGTGAGTCCGTAAATCGAAGATCAAACCTTTCCCACGTTATGCCACGCCGCAAGCAAGAGACTTTAAATGAAAACAATTCTTTCTCTGAGAGAATGAAAAAGCTTGCTGGCCTAGACTAAAAATACAATTAAGGAGGTATAAAAATGTCTATTATAGAAAAATTGACAGAAGGTATCGTCAACCGTGATATGAAAGCGGAAGGCAGTGCACTTCTAAATAAGTGGTCCTCAACTGGACTTCTAGAGGGTTTGGAAACAAGCCATCAACAGGCGACAATGGCTCGTCTTTTGGAAAACCAAGCAAAAGAACTTCTTCGTGAGTCTTCATCCATGGCTGGTGGTGATGTTGAAGGTTTCGCTGCTGTAGCTTTTCCTATCGTTCGTCGAGTATTCGCCGGACTTATTGCAAATGATCTTGTAAGTGTTCAACCGATGTCTTTACCATCTGGTTTGATCTTCTTCCTTGACTTTGTTTATTCCCCATCTCTTAAAGGTACTGATAGTGCTGCGAATGATCGCTTTGGAAATCAAACTGATACATCAATTTATGGTACTAATAAAGTTGGTGCTGGAATAATTGATGGAGTTGATCTTGTCGGTTCTAGAAGTGAAGATCTTGGCGGCCCTGGTCGCGGAGGTTCTGTTGGATATGCTTACGG